GACGAAGTAGTGGCATTAGCACAACAAGGACTTGACTACACCAAAAAAACTCAGGAAGTTGCAGAAAAGCGTAAGGAACTTGAATCTTTAGAGAATCAAATTCGTTTGCAAGAGCAAAACCTACAACAGCAATCTATGCTGAACAGTGAGTTAATTCAGGATGTAGCGAAAATTACGGCACTAGACCAACAGTTATCCGAGTATCAAGACGTGAACTGGGAACAACTGTCTGATAGTGATTTCGTAACAGCACAGAAGAAATTCTTTACGTTTAATCAGTTACAGCAACAGCGCAGTAACTTGGTTTCACAGTTTGAATCCAAAAGGCAACAAGCATTGAATAAACAGCAACAGATGGTTGCAGAAAAAGTTGCAAAAGGTAGAGAAGTCCTCGCCAAAGAAATACCAAACTGGAGTCAAGAGACTACCCAGGAAATTATTGCTATTGGTAGAGAAGATTACGGATTTACTGATGCGGAACTTAATGCAATTATTGATCCTCGACACGTTAGAGTGTTGCACGATGCGATGCAATGGAGAAAACTTAAATCTAAAAATTCGGTAGTAAAGAAAAAGGTCAGTCGTGCTAAACCAGTAGTGAAACCTGGTTCAAAAGACCCAAATAAAGCAGTCAATTCTAACGCTAAAAAAATTCGTGAACAATTACGAAGATCAGGCAGTTCAGACTTGGCAAGTAAATTAATCGAAGAAATGATTTAAGGAGTAAACAATCATGGCAGTTTCAGCAACCAATAGTTATACCGGTGCAGGTATAGCAGAAGATTTTCAGAATATCATTTATGATATTTCACCTGAAGAAACACCTTTGCTTTCAATGGCGAAGCGTACATCTGCGGGTCAGACTTATCATCAGTGGCAAACAGATTCATTAGCACCTGCGGGCGCAAACAGACAGTTAGAGGGCGATGATGCTTCATATGCTACTCTTGCTTCTACAACTGTGTTAGGTAACTATACACAGATCTCTCGTAAGACAGTCAATATTTCTAACACATATGATGTGGTTAAGAAGTATGGCAGAAAAAGTCAAGTCGCTTATGAACTTATGAAAGCAGGTAAAGAACTTAAACGTGACATGGAATTTGCATTAGTGCGTAACCAAGCATCATCAGCAGGTGGCGCAGGAACAGCACGTTCATCAGCAGGTTTAGAGTCATGGATCGGTGGTAACAGTGTTAAAGCAACATCAGCAACTACAGCAACTACACCAGGTTTCTCAGGTGGCACAGTTGTTGCACCTACTGACGGAACAGCAGGCACATTCGTTGAAGCAGATCTAAAATCAGCATTAGAATTAGCATGGTTAGATGGTGGTGAACCAACAACTATCTTAATGTCATCTACAAACAAAAAACTTTTCTCAGCATTTGCAGGTATCGCTGAAAAACGTCACATGGTAAATGGCACTAACGAAGCAATCATTACAGCATCTGCTGACGTGTATGTTTCTGATTATGGTAATCACACTGTTAAATTAGATCGCTTTATGCGTGACGAAGCAGTCCTTTGTGTTGATCCACAATATGTTAGCGTTGCTACATTAAGACCAATCACAAAAGAAGAACTTGCTAAAACAGGTGACTCATCTAAATACCTAATGACAGCAGAGTATGCTTTAGTGGTTAATAACCCTGATGCACACGCTAAAGTTCAAGGTGTTGGTGCGTAATCAACCTTAGTTTATAATAGAGGGGTGGGCAACTACCCCTTTATTTTTATATGGCAATTTTATTTGACAAAGATCCTTTAACAGGACTAACACAATATTACGATTATGATCCACTGAAGGATGAACATTTAATTCATACTGTTCAAGATCCAACAGCGTTAATCGAACAATTAAAACAAGTAAGAAATAACCCTGAGTTATGGAACAAGGGTGTAAAGGAATCGTGGGCGCATTATGCAAGCATCCCGCCAATTGTAGAGATGCAATTAAAAGCAAAAGGCATAGACATCTATAATAAAGATCAAACAAAAGAATTACTCAAAGAAATAAATACAAACTATCCTTGGTTAAAAACAACAACTAAAAACCATGGATAAAAAAGAATTACAAGAAATACAGTTAGCAATTCATGATCTCATAAATAAAGCAGATTATGAAAATGCAATGCCTTTAATATACGCAGTATTAGAGAACTACCCTGAAGATCCACCAACATTAAACTTTCTAGGTTACATTTGGTTAATGGGTGATAAACCTGCATTAGCATATCAAATGTTTAGAAGAGCATTGCAAGAGAATCCAGGCAATAAAGCATTATGGACATCACTTGGTCGTGCGTGCCATGAAATGGATATGCCTGAAGATGCACTAAAATACTTTCTAAAGTCTGCTGAGTTAGACAATGGTTATGCTCAAGCATACAGTAACGCATCTGCTACACTTGTTCAGATGTCAGAATGGAAGAACGCAGAAGAAACCTGCAACCTGGCATTAGAATGTGATCCTAACGATTTAAACGCACAACTTAACCTAGCACATTGCTACCTGGCACAAGGTCGATGGGAAGAAGGTTGGAAGCAGTGGGGTAAATCATTAGGTGGTAAGTTTAGAAAAGAATATGTGTATTACGATGAAACACGATGGGAAGGTCAGAAAGATAAGAACATTGTTATTTATGGTGAGCAAGGATTAGGAGACGAAATCTTCTATGCTAACTGTATTAACCAGGCAATAGATATAAGTAAAAAGGTATATATAGATTGTGATCCTAAGTTGCAGGGTCTGTTTAGACGTAGTTTCCCTAGTGCAGAAGTCTACGGAACTAGAAGAGATGAACATCCTTCTTGGATTTCAGATGCGACTATTGACCATCGTTGTGCTATTGGCGGACTACCGGAGTTCTTTTGGTTAGATTCTAAAGAGTTTAACAGAGAACCTTATCTAAAGGCAGACCCTGATCGTAGAACAATGTGGAGATCACTATTTGACTCATGGGGTAAGAAAGTAATCGGTATTACAACTCATGGTGGTCTGAAAATGACTAACAAAAAAGGTCGTGAACTAACACAAGAAGATTTACAACCATTACTAGACCAAGATTATGTCTTTATATCACTAGACTACAATCCTGAGAAACGACTAGATGGTGTTAAATACTTTGACTTTGCAACAATGTCTAATGACTATGATGATACCGCAGGATTGATTGCAGAACTCGATGCAGTAGTTGGTGTTAATACTACCGCATTACATTGTGCATCTGCATTAGGAGTCAAGACTATATGTTTAGTTCCTAAATGGCATCAATGGAGATATGCACATCCTAGTATGCCGTTTTATCGTAGCATGAGTCTTAAATACCAAGACGATAAGTCCTGGAGAGAAGTAATTGAGTCAATTAATATCTGAAGAATATAGAGAGATGCAGGCAAAACTGCATGAGAACCCTAACTATGGGATTGCTTCTACTTACTTTGCACCTATTGTTGACGACATATTGCAAAGATTTAACATTAAAGATTTACTAGACTACGGAGCGGGAAAGTTAAGACTTCGAGATAGCATAACAGTAGACGTTAATTACACTGCATACGAACCTAGTAATCCTGAATACGATAGCGAACCCGAACCAACAGAGTTTGTAACGTGTATTGATGTATTAGAACACATAGAACCTGAGTTACTTGATAATGTATTAGATGATCTAAAAAGAGTAACATTAAAGTATGGTTTATTTACTATACATACAGGACCGGCAGTAAAAACACTTCCGGATGGCAGAAATGCACATCTAATACAGCAACCATACACCTGGTGGCAACCAAAAATTAAAGAACGATTTGACATAGTAAAAGAAATCGCTATGGATAATGGTTATCTTGTATTTGTAAAACACAAATAAGGACAATAAATGGCATTTACCAATTACACTACATTCGTAGCAACTGTATCAAATTATCTTGGTCGAGATGATTTGACTTCAGTTATCCCTGACTTTGTAGAGTTAGGTCAGCATCGAATGACACGAGATTTGCGTGTTCAAGAAATGTTAAAGTCTGCAACTGCAACTACAACAGCAGGGGACAACACAATCGCATTTCCAAGTGATATGTTAGAAATTAAAGATATTCATATAAATGGAACACCAAACTATCAATTAGAATATCAAACACCGGATCAATTTTATAGAAACGAGCAAACACACACATCAGGAACACCAAGATTTTATACGATGTTAGGTCAAGAGTTCCAGTTTGCACCAACTCCTGATGGATCACAAACAGTGCAGATTTTATATTATGCAAAACCAACCTTTATTTCATCATCTAATGCAAGTAATGTGTTGTTAGCAAATTTTCCTGATGCACTGTTATATGCAACTCTAGCAGAAGCAGAACCATATCTCATGAATGATGAGAGAGTAGCAACATGGGCAAATATGTATGATAGAGCAATTGCAAACATTAGGATTAACGACAAGGGTGCAACATACCCTAACACTTCATTAAACGTAACAACTCGATAAGGAGTAACATTATGGCAGAAATGTCGAATTTTTTAGAAAACGAACTGTATGATCATGTGTTAAGAAACGCATCATACACATCACCATCAAACATTTATGTATCATTACATACTGCTGATCCAACAGATGATGCAAGTGGAGCAGAGGTATCAGGTGGTTCATATGCTAGAACAGCAGTAACAATGGGTGCGCCTGCCAATGGTTCAGGCACTAACTCTGCTGATGTGCAATTCCCACAAGCAACTGCTAACTGGGGAACTGTAACTCACATTGGTATCTGGGATGCTTCTACATCAGGCAATATGCTATTCCACACACCATTGGATACAAGTAAAAGCATTACAACAGGCGATGTATTTAAAATTGCTAGTGGTTCACTAACTGTTACATTTGCTTAATCATGCCTGCTGATGTTTGTGGTTTTACTACCCTAGAGTCATTAGATGCTTTAGGTAGCATAGACGATTTAACATTGTCATTAGATGATGGTGCTTACGCTACTGCGTGTTTACATTATGGTGACGGAACAATTACCAATGATGGTGTTGTTGTTGCTGCACCTACAGTAACCATATCATTTAGTGGAACAATCACAGGTAATGCTGATGCAAGTGCTAGTGCAGGATTAATTGTTACTAGAACTGCTGATATAGATACATCTGCTAGTGCAAGTGCATATCCTACTAAAATTATATTCTTTAGTGGCGATATTACTTGTGATGCAAGTGTGCAAGCACTAGGTGGTGGTCAATGGACTGGATACGCATTTATGGGTGCACAAGCAAATGCTTATGTTAAAGGTAATGCGATATTTAGTTTCACAGGCACAGTATCAAGTAGAGCAGATATGAGTGCAGATTTATACATCTACGGACAAGAATGGACTCCTGTATCTACAGGTAGTGAAACATGGACACAAATAGGATAAACGAGGTAAATTATGGCAAAAACTAAAATTTCAGAATATGATTCAACCGCTAGTAATAATACTGATATAGACAGTATTAATATTGACGAGGGTTGTGCTCCCAGTGGTATAAACAATGCTATTCGTGAGGTAATGGCACATCTTAAAGACTTCCAAGCAGGTCTATCAGGTGATACATTGCCAATCGCATCAGGCGGAACAGGTGCTACTACAGCAGGTGCAGCTAGAACTGCATTAGGTGCAGGAACAACAGGTGCATCAGTATTCCAAGCAGCAACAGTAGCAGCAGCACAACAAGCGATGGATGTTGAAGTTGGTGTTGATGTTCAAGCATACGATGCAGACACATTAGTGGGTGATACAGCAAAAACACTTACTGCTCCATTTAGAGGAACAGTAACTACAGATAACGACTTATCATTCGATCAAAATGTAACTAATAACTTTTCATGCACACCAAGTTCAGGTGGCACATTAACCTTTACTAACCATACATCAGGTCAGTCAGGTTATGTGTTATTAGATAATAGTGCAGGTGTTGCTATCACTGCTGCAGCTACAACTAAAATTACTGCAACAGATTTAACAACTATCTCAACAGCAGGTGTATACTTAATATCTTACTTTGATAACGGAACAAACGCATATTGCACAGTTAGTGCATCTTATGCTTAATACGGAGATTTACCTTGAGTCTATTACAAAACAGTAATGCCATATCTACAGGTGGTGCATATAACCTAGAATCTAGTCTACGCTTTCGTTCAAGTGCTAGTGCATATTTAACAAGAACATTGTCAGCAAGTGGCACTACTAATACATGGTCATTTTGGGTTAAGCGTGGAAAGTTAAGTTCTGGATATCAAAGTCTTTTTGATTGGTCAAATGGTGTTAACACATCATTTGGAATTGTATTTACTTCTAGTGATACACTTGATTTTTACAATTATTCTAGTGCATATACAATGCAATTGGTTACAACTCAATTATTTCGTGACCCATCAGCGTGGTATCATATTGTTGTTGTTATGGACACAACCAATGCAACTGCATCAGATAGAGCAAGAATATATGTGAATGGCAATAGAGTAACAACATTTTCTACAGCAACATATCCAACACAAAATTTATCATTAAATATTGCAACATCAAGAGCATTTGATATTGGCGCACTTGGAACAACACACATTCAAAACTTTGACGGATACATGACAGAGTTTAACTTCGTAGACGGACAAGCACTTACACCATCAGACTTCGGTGAAACAGATACAACAACTGGTGTATGGAAACCTAAAGAATACACAGGCACATACGGCACTAATGGTTTCTATCTACCTATGAAAGAAACACAACAAGCAACTGGATTTAATACAGTGTTGTATACAGGTAATGGTGGAGAGCAAACAATTGATAAAGTAGGTTTCTCACCTGACTTGGTGTGGTTAAAAAATAGAGGAACTACTAACAGTCATTATTTAACTGATTCTGTTCGTGGTAATGAAAAATCTTTAAACAGTAATGCTACTAACGCTGAATTTGATTACGCATCATATGGTGGACTATCTTTAGTTTCAAATGGTTTTCATGTTGAAACTGGAACGAGTAATGTATTTAATACAAATGGAAATAATTTTGTAGCATGGTGTTGGGATGCAGGTTCATCTACAGTCTCTAATACAGATGGAACTATTACTTCTAGTGTTCGTGCTAATCCTGCTACTGGATTCTCTATTGTTACTTATACAGGTAATG